AACTCTATCTGCAATAGCAGAAAAAGCGGTAAGACTAGCCATTTCATTAAACTGTCCTGCCGCATTTTCTGCTGTTGTAGTAAGCTGATTAAGGGTACTAGCGGCTCTTTCCATGCCAGCACTAGCTCTATCAGTCAATGATAGGACTAAGTTTAACCCAAAATTCATGCTTTCTATCTCCTTTCACCTAACTACTGCTGACTTTCTTTGTACTTAGGTTTAGTAGGAGAACTTGGTGATTTACCATTTTCCAACTTTATTTGTTGCTTTATTTGGTCTATGAACACCCCTCTTTGAGAACATGGAGTATTCCAACACTCTTCTCTTCCCCAATGATAAAAGTAGGAAAGTTGGTGAATTTCTAAAACAGTGAGATTTATATCTGTATGAACCATAATGTCTTCACTAACGAAAGACATTGAACCCATTAGAAAAAATCGGACTGTCCAAGCTCACCTGTAATGTCTTGACCACAGTTATCACAAATGAGTCCCTCAATAGTAGTATCAACACCAAATACGTTCTCTTTAATGATATTCTCAAGAATGTCTCTGTCACGAATGGACATTTCTTGCACCTGCTGAGAATTAGGTATTGTACCATCATCAAACGTCATACACCTAGTAATAAGTGTAGTGATAGCAGAAGAAGCATTCTTCCTAAACATTGGGGTAATAATCTCACGATCATACCCATTAGGCATTCTCATAACACCAGACTTATGGATATTTCCCTTATTATCTTTATATCCGCGAATGAGTTCAAAAGGAATTTCTCTTTCACCCTTAAAAGGCTGAATCTTAAACTCATCAGTATTCATAATAGTGGTAAGCTTCTGACCACAATTAGGACACTTGTGGGTAAATTCAATTTCTGTCCCCTTAGAAATCTCACGAATCTTAAAGACCATGTAATCGAGATCACCACCGAGCATATCTCGTACAATCTGACCCCACTTAAACTGACCAACTTCTTTTTTGTCGATAGTCCCAATACGTTCTACACATCGTTCAACAAGAACATTGCACAGTTTAGCTCCATTTGATCTCACTTCTGCTTTACTGATAGCTTCTTCATCTTTACCAGTCATTTCACGATAATCAAATGTGTCGTGAAGAACACCATCTTTATCAATATATCCTGCTAACAGCTTCTCTCCACGAATATATCCATCTTCATCAGCTACAGGAGTATTGACATTTAAATGCCGCATTTCTTCTTCGTCAATGGTGTCTAGGGTCTTTTCCAGTTCGTCTGTTGCACTTGCTTTCTTCAATGCCATGATACATACCTCCAATTCATTCAATAATTGTGTTTAGACAGCCTTTATCTGTCTTAAAATATAATAACATGAAACCTCCCACTTTGCAAGCAGGAGGTTTCACAGAGGAAAACCATGAAATTATCACAGGAAATTCTCAAACTGCATAGTCAGAGATTCAATGATAACATCATTCGATTCAGCATCCAGATCACTGAAGCTATAGGCACTAAACCAACATTCAGCTAACTGGAAGGTTCTGCGGATAGCACCATAACGATCAGTAATGTTAATGGTAACATCTCTTCTCACAGCGGAGCTAGCCTTAAAGATGGACTTGTAGGCATTTTCAAGAGTCCTATCAGCGTACATACCACGCTCAAAAGTAATCTCTCCTACAGTCTCACGACCTGGCAGTTTATGAGTATAATCAAACATATTCTCAAGATACTCAACAACAGCCACTTCACGAGACAGACCACCAATAGACTTGAAACCGATGGAAGAAGGAATACCACTGATGAACACTCTGAACTTATAGGCTTGCAGAGGATCACTAGCAAAGGTTCTGACAGCATAAGCCTTAGTAGTGATAACATCTTTCAAGATACTAAAGAACTTCTTTTTCATCTTACTTTCCTCCTATCTTACTCAGCCACTACAATAGAGTGAGCAAGCTTGATGATAACAAATTCGGCAGGTTTCACAGGAGCATAGCCGATTTCGATATTCAACTGACCTGCGGCAATCGTAGCAGGAGTATTATTAGAACTATCCACTGTCACATAGTACGCTTCATCTGGTTCACCCTTCAGCGCACCCTGCTGACGGAGCATTTCAAGGAAAGCCTTACAGGAAGTATTCACTCTGCTCCACAGGTTCTCATCATTTGGCTCAAACACAGCAAACTGAGTACCATTATACAGAGAACGCTTGATGTTCAGATTCAGCAGACCATCAGAAACATATCTCATAGTGGTATCAGAGCTATTCAGTGATCTAGCACCCCAAACAACGATACCTGCATTCGGACGAGAGCAGATACAAATGACACCAACAGGATTCAGAGTGGAGATATTAGCAGGAGTCAGAACAGTGACCATCTCAATAAATCCACGAACCTGAGCATCAGTACCAGCAGGAGCTTTAAATACTCCACGCTCTTCAATCACTCTGGCATAAACACCCATAAGATGACCAGCAGTAGGAACACTCTTCAGAGAATCAGTCAGAGGATCATTCATCTTACCCCAAGGATAGGCAAACGCACCAGTGAAAGCACTAATAGTCTTTCTATAGGTTTTAGCCTGTGCAGGAGTATAAGCCACTGGCGCATCAATCATTGGGAACAGCCCATGATTTTCACAATAAGAGATAAGCCCATCATTAACAGCAGTAGAAGTCTGACCAGGGATGGCAACAAGAGTAACATCATCCAGTACATCAAGAGCATTAAGAGCATCAATATACTTAGCATCAGTCAGAGCATTACCATTAGTACCACCAGACAGGGTAACTTCTTCTTCAGCAAGAGCAGTAGCCGCACCAATAGCGAAAGTAACAATACCACTGAGTTCTTCAGAGCTATTCAGCTTATCAATGATATCCGTAATATAGCACTCAGCAATAGTGGTCTTAAAAGAACTGCCAATTTCAATAGTAACATCATATGCGAGATTAGAAGCAGACCAATCAGCATTCTTAGCATAAGTAACTTTAATGCTATTGCCCCACGCACCTTCATAAGCGGCAGTTACAACGAGCTTGCAGTCACTACCAGTAGCAGTAGCTTTCGTAGCGGAATCTCTAACATTAATAATATACAGTTCCTTACCACCATTCTGGAAGAAACCATACACAGAATAGGGCAGATAATTGTTAGCATCAAAAGGAGAAGCAAGTCCTTTCGCAAACTTTTCAATATACTCTGTCCATGAACCAATCTTCTCAGCAATGTTAATTGGGCCACTAATAGCAACACCAATCATAGCACCAATAGAAGAAGCGGCTTGGTCAATAGTCTGAGAACCACTTACAACATCTTGGATGTAAACACCCGGCGAAGTATAACTTGGCATAGTTTAGTCCTCCTTATCTTTCTGACTCTTTTTAGAAGTCTTCTTAGAAGCAGATTCTTCAACCTGCTCTTCTATCTTAATCATCTTTACTCTGCCAATACTTTCAAGATGAAGAAGATAATCCGTTATGTCAGAATCAGCTATAGTCTTATCTTCTTTCATGTCGAGTCTTAAAGTCTCTCCATTAGCGAGATCACATACAAGCTGACCGTCTGAAATATTCAGCACTTTGTACGACATAACATTCCTCCTTTACTTAGGATTGATTGCGCTTTTTATCCATGTTTTCTTCACTGGCATCAAGCACAACTTCTGTTACCATAGATGCATTATAACTGGTTTCTTCATCAATTTCTACCCAGATACGATATTTTGCAAAAGCATGAAAAATTCGTTCTTTATCCTCAATTATATCTGACCTATGAGTGTTCTGAGTAATAACACAATTACAGGTTCTTTGGTTTCCACCACTGTCTATCACAGGAAGATTAAACTGGCGAAAATGTTTTAGAAACCAAGTTCTGGTCATATCATCCATATCTGTCTGATATTTAGACCAAAAATCTATCTGATAATTCAAGTCGAAGGAAACAGCATGATCCTCAAGAGTAACAAGATGATTCTCTTTATCATTGCCTACTGCGACTGGAAATGGTAAATAGCGTAATGGGTTATGCCTGTAATCCAGATTATATATACTAACACAGGGAAAAGTTTCAAACTTGAAATCCTCTTCTGGCTCACGTACAGTGAAAGCTTTTCTGGGAAGAGGGACAAGAACACCAGAAGCATCTTTAATCCTTACAGTATTAAAGAGTTCTTCAAGAAGTCCTGTGTTTACTTCTTCAAACCACACACTAGCAGACACATTCTCACCCCATTACAAATCTTTGCATTAATTCTTTCCAATTACTCTTCAATACATCCTTCACTTCTTCAAATGTAGGTTCAATCAAGGGTCTTGGAGGTTGTCTGGTAGTACCACCTTCAAACCAAATCAAGATTTGCTGATAGCTTGGGTCTGGGCCAACTAAGATAGAGAAGTCTCCAACTCCACCACCTTCACGTACTGCAATACTATCTCTCATACCACCAGTTTCAATACCAACTTTACTATGTCCTTTTAGACGAATAGTGTTTGGAGCATTTGGCGCCCAATTGTTGGAATCAAAATAACCCTTCATCTTCTGTACTACAAATTCACCATCAGAAAGTATCTGTGCCACAAAAGTAGGACGCATCTGTGTACTTAACCTATTAAAACACATCTGCGCTTTATCCCAATCACCAGTAAGCTCAAGCTTTATACCTGCCATTAACTATCACCATCTTCAGAGTATTCAGCAACAGTGAGATCAGAAAATTCTTCTATAGTATTCTCTTTAACAGTAATTACCGAGTCATTTTTATGCTTATCCTCACTGCAAAGGAATCTATACATGAGGAATACATCTTCCACAAAAGCTTTAGGAATAATGTTATCAATAGTGTAAAACACATCATGAAACTTAAGGATTCCTCTTCTTATTTCATCTAAAGCTTTTTCGGTAACATCAAGTCCATTTAGTTGCAGAGATTTTAGTGGAACTACAAACTCCGCATCACAATCAATCTCAGTCACAGCAGGTGGATTACCAAATGAAGGACGTAAGATTGCTTGACAAACCAACAACTTAGGTGGTTGGTAAGACTTGTACTTTTTCTCACCATAAACACTTGTTTCTCTATCTTCAGATAAAAGATAGAGATAAGCTCCGTCTGCTTCAGACCCATTATTAAACAGTGTAGTAAAGATTTCTTGAACTCCGTCTACAAACTCTTGTCTGATATCTACAAAAGCCATAGTCTATTCCTCCTTAATTACTTAAATCGGAAATAGACAAATCTTCTTCATCCTCCACTTCTTTAAGGGTGGTAAAAGAAGTCTGAGAATATCCAAAGACTTGATTTCGTTCCAAAGAAATCACAGCGAGGTAATAGGTGTTCTCTGGTTCAAGACCTATCAAAGTATGATAGGTGTCACGAATGTTCCCTGTACTCTTTACACACTGAGAACCTTCTACAATCTTATCACTGTAGTTAGCTCCATCAGCAAAAATATCGAGTACTGGCTGAGTTCCAAAATACACTTTATATCTAGCAAAGTGACTAGAGTTATGCATCTTCCAATGAAATTTCACACCATCAGATGTGACTTCATCAATAATGATGGAAACTTTAGGAGTCACCTGCTTCTCATAATTCCTACGAGTATAGTGTCTGGAACTTAAAAGAACATCATAACTACTAACTGAATTTGCTCCGACAGCTTCATTTTCAAGCCAATCGTCATACTGTTCTTTAGCGTTTTCAGCAAGCTTCATATAGTGACTAAACCTTTGGTCACGCTTGATATAGTTATTGTTATCAGCACCAAGGTCTACTTTAGGTGCTTCAATAACCGCAAGCTTCATATAAAGCTCAATCTTCGCAAGAAGAACAAGAGCAAATTCACAACCATCTGGAAGTTCTGCTAAATCCGATACATCTGGATAAGCACGAGTAACACCTAGCTTGATAAAGAGTTCAATGTCCTCATCAGTCATGGTTAGATAAGACTGGTCATAAATAAGTGATTGATTTCCATTTTCATCTTCTACAGGAACATGGACATTAACACTGCTTCTGACCAAATCTATCATATTTTGAACAGTGAGTAGCATTAAACTCTACCTCCTTAATTACAGTGGAGCAAGAAGTCCTGCTTCTTCAAGGATTCTCTTTACATCCTTTGGAACATCATAGGTCTTTCCCTGCTTCAGATCATAATTCTCCATAGCAATAGTACAATTATGGTCTACACGCATACGAATCTTGACCTTCTTTTCTGGTTCTTCTGGAATCTTCTCTTCATCCACTTTGAGGGATTCAGTGTCTACAACAACATCATCCTTCTTTTCTGGTTCTTCTGGAATGTCAACAGTTTCAACCTCTTCTTCAGCAGGTTCTTCAACAGGTTCTTCAGTGACTTCCTCTTCAACTTCAGCAACAACAGGTTCTTCGACTTTGACTTCTTCAGTCTTTTTCTTTCTCTGAACAGCCATGATAAATTCCTCCTATTTCTTTTTTAAACAGGGCAGACAATCACTAAAGACTATCTGCCCTGTCTATTACAACTTATTCTTCCGCTTCAAGAGCTACAGTCTTTTCAACAACAATCGTTCCGCAAGTTGCGGTCAGAATGAAGCTTTCAGCAGTAGCAGTCTTAGCTACAGAAACAACACCACTAGAGATAGACACACCAGTGACAGACTCTTTAAGAGCAATCGTCACAGTCTGACCAGCCATCTCATCCCCAAACTGACTAAAAACTTTAGCAGTGTAGGTGGCAGTATTGGCGGTATCGCCAGATGGAATGGTGATCTTGTCAGCACCACTCAAAACTACGGTGGTCGCAACATCAGAAACAGCACCATTAAGAATCTCAGCAAGCTCTTCTGGTTTTTCATGTGCATAGAACACCGCTTTCTTCAAAGCTTCAAGTTTATTGCTCATGATATTTACCTCACTTTCTAAGATTAGGCAGTTTCAATACGGACACCATAATCATTGTGGAGCAGACCAGTACCCCAAATCGCATACCAAGCGAGAGAACGCTTACGACCAAAATCTTCAACTCCGTTATCACGCAGTTCAACAGGCAGTGACCAAGCCAGACCATAATACTGATCGCCAAAGATAACAGCCTGGAAGATATCAGTCTGGTTACCATCAACACCAGACTTCAGAGCATTCTTATAAGCAGGATCACCGGAAGCGGCTTTACCATTGCACATAAGAGTAGTCTCAATGAATCTAGTATCGTCAATACGACCAATTTCACCATTAAACATCTGCTCTGGCGCACCATAGTTAGAAGCATTGATCCAAGCACTATCATCTCTCAGGTCACGACTCTGATGTGGATGCACGAAGCAAATCCAATAGAGGTTCTGATACTTAGGAGCATTCTTAGTAGCCAGAATTTCAATAGCATCTTTGATAGCGGCAACATCCAGCTTGTCAGTAGCAGTAACAGCAGTACGAGCATTCTTCTTACCACCGTACACAACGTTAGTTCCAGACAGAGCAGTGTCACGCAGTTCACAGTCAAGAACCATAGCATAGTCACGACCAAGCAGAGTCGTGGTGGTAGCCATGATATCATCAAAAGAAGACTGAATCAGCAGTTCAGAGTTAGAAACAGCATTACCATGCTCGGTAACAGTGATCTGCTTCATAGAACCACTGAGAGCCTGAGTCGCAAGGTTCTGAGCTTCAGCAAGCGTACCACCCATGACCAGATTATCATAGGTCAGCATTGCAATCGTCATACCCGGCTCAACACCCAGTTCAGTCTTTTCTGTAGCAAACTGAGCAAACCGCATAATCGGCAGAGCCTTAAACTCAATTTCTCTGGAATACACAGTGCGGATAGCATCACTAAGTTTAGTGCCACCATGAGTCACACCAGTGTCAGTGGCAACTGTAACATTAGGAGTATAATCAACCGCGAATACTCTCAGCAGAACCAGATTCAACAGCAGATTAATGATCTTTCTCATTTTAAAACTTCCTCCTTATATTATCTGAGTCCAAGTTGCTTACGCAGTTCGGCATACTCTTTACTTCTTACGTCCATAGTCGCAAGCTTTTCGAGCAATGAAGCTTCATCTTGGAAAGCACCAGTACTTGGGTTAGATGGAGCTTTAGGAGTTCTCTTCTGAGCCTTATCAGTAGAAATACCAAGAGACTTCTTAATCTCTTTACTTCTATTGATAGCCGCTTCAATAGATTTATCAATCTCTTCAGTGGTATCACCCATTACGAGTTCTGGCACTAAAATTTCATCTTTCAGTTCCGCAAGTTTGGTAGCTTTGTAGGTCTTCACTTCATACTCTTTTTCGAGTTCTGCCCTTACTTCAGCTTCAATTTCCTCACGATTAGCAGGTTTGTTATTCTCAAGTGCAGTGACCTTATCTTCAAGAGCTTTCTTTTCACCTTTAACAGTTTCAAGTTCACTCTTCAAAGTTTTTACTGTCTCGGAATCACCACTACCTGCTGTGGTGAGCTTAGTCTCAGCTTCAGTAACCTTCTTTTCAAGATCAGCAATATGCAAGAGATCATTGTTATGCTGTTCCGTCAAAGCATTCACTTGACCCTTCAGCTTCTCAATGGTCTTGTACTGCTTCTCTTTCTCTTCCTTTCTAGCTTTCGCAATCAAGTCCTCATAATTAATGGTAGGAGACTTTGAAGAAGTATTATCTTCTTCACCACCCTTGTCACCACCATTACTGTCTGGATTCTCTTCTGCTAACACCTTCAAGGTAAGAGCATCAACGATCATCCTGATTGCTTCACGACTAGCTTCTGCGATTTTGCCACAACACTTTTTCATGATAAAATACCTCCATATCATTGATTGTAATTTATATTAACATACCATTTTTCGTTTTTCAATGGGTTTACGAAAAGTG